GTGGGCCAGGGATAATCAAGAGCAGAAAAACGAGAAAGAGACTTATGCAAACCTTGTTGATAAGCAGTTTTCGGGCGTATAACAATCATGGAAATGACATAACCATGTTCTTCGCAGAAGTGAGACATCATAGAACCACCACCAACAGAAATACCATGTCCACCCATTTGGCCGAGAGCAGCACCACCGGCTTCAGGGTTTTGAGCGGTAGCGAGAACTTCAGAAATAACCATGTTTTGGGAGGTCATGCCAATGAACTCGGGACGCTGGAGACGAGCATCAGAGGAACGAACGCCAAAATGGGAAAGTATACTTTCAACGTAACGAGCACCACCGCGAGCATTACGCTCTAACCATTCTTGTAACTTAATAGCCCAGCGGAAGGTATTAATATCAACCGCATCTTGTTGTATATCAACAACAAGGGAGCCATTAGGATCATATCCAACACCATCAGTAGTACCAACATGGACAGAACTTGTAAGGGGTACAGGGCCAGCAGAGTTAAGAACGCTACCAATAGGAGCAAGAGTGCCGTCGGATGTATCACGCATAAACGTGGCTTCATCAGTAGGATTAAATTCTACAGGAACATTCTGCTGTGAAGTAAGCGGCATTTGAACTATGTCACCTTGTTGGGCAAAAGGTAAAGCCTTAGTAAAATAATCAGCCTTCCAAGCAGCACGAGGGGGAGAAACAGTATTCCAACTAAGACCCGGAGACGTAAAAAGATCATCTGTATTGTCACCGGGAATTAATTCCCAAGGATACTCAACTTGAAGATTTTGATCACGAAAGTACTCATTCCAAGTCTTAAGATAAGCAGCAAGAGGAATAGCGGAAACACGAATCGCCGGAGAATAAGTACCAACAGGATAACCAAGATAATCCATAAGAGAGCCTTCGGTGATAGTAGAAACTTCAATATATGGAGCCTCAACATCAGAACGACGAGTGATCCATTCTTCCCACTCCGGCCAGAGGATGCGATTAGGAATAAAAAATGAATACGAGTTAACATCAACCTTGTGCATAACCGGAGCCACAAGAGGCATGAAACGGAGCATATTTTGAGAGTTGAAACGAAATTTATCACCGGGAATAGTATCCAATACCATAGTGGGATAAATACGACCCATTTGACAAGAGAATTTAAAATCATGCGAAAGATCGAAATTATTCGATTTGACAGCAGGAAGTAAAACGGAATTAAAAATGTTTTTTGCCATTTTTAGAGAATTGTTCCACGTGGAACATAGTCCCACGTGGAGAGTTAGAAGTTAGAGACGAATACCGCCACGGCTTACAAAATAAGAACGTGAGGAACGACTGCGAGAACGGCCACGGCGGCCACGGCGGCCACGGCGGCCACGACGAGAAAAACGCATAATTTAGAAATTTAAAAGTTAACGATTGCCCAAAGGGGCCTTGAATCCAGAACCAAAAATAAATGAACGAACAGAATTTGAATCAGGCATGGAAGCCTTAGAACGAAAAGAATTAAGCATATAATTAGTACCATCACTGAAATTATTAAGAATAGTACCAACCACACGCGCCCACATAGGATCAGACGGAGAAATACCCTTTTCACGAAGAGCAATATCCAAATCCTTAAGGACACCTTCCTTGTTCATAAGATCAATACGCTTACGCATCTCTTCAATATGAACACGATTAACACCACGTTGAGATTGCATAGATAACATTCGCTCGGCAGCCTCACGAAGAGAAGAAGAATTAAGAGCAGCCTCACGAGCATCACGATTCATAGTAACATCAATATCAGTCTTTAACTTCTGAAGGCCAAATCTACGAGCATCTGCAGAAATACCACGAAACTCATTTTCAAAATCAAGATCGAAAATAGAACGATTAGTAGAGGCACGAGTAGCAGCAGTTTGAGCAGCCTTTAGCATTGCCTCTTGGTCAAGTACATTGCCCTGTTTTTCAAGATTGTTAGCAGTAGCCTGCTTAATCTGTACATCAAAGTAAGCGTCAAGACCATTCGAAACGCCACGAGTAATAGCGTCACCCCATTGAGGAGCACGAAAATCAGGCATCTTAACATCCGGAGTAGAAATAGGAGAAGCAGAACCGGAATTTCCTGAGCCACCATAGACAAGATTCGGATTTAATCCTGCTTCTTGTAATCGCTGCATCTGCGCCTGAGGAGAATTATAAGAATTTTGCATATTCCAAAAATCAAGATTGTCCTGCTTTTGGATTTTATACATATTCAAAGAAAAGTCACGAGAGGCACGATTTTGATTACCAGTAGATGCAGCATTAATAGCACCACCAGCAATACCAGCAGCAGCGCCAATAATAGGAATAGCGAGAGGTCCGGGCATCAGACAAGAAGTTTTAACTGAAGCTTAGTATCAACAGTAGTAGGTGAAAAGAATTCGTAGTGATAGGTAAGATTGCTACCAGGGCCAGCCATAGCGGCAAGATTGGCAGCAGTGGTTTGAAGTTGGCCAATAGCGAATTCAAGAATAGTCAACTTATCGTTGACGAGTTCAAGTAACTGCGAAGCAGTAAGAGGATCGGCAAACATTTCTGTTTGCACAGGGATCGGTTTAGAAACCTTAGCCATTTTTAGAGAATTTAAAAAATGAGAGAATAGAATGACGGGCCAGCAGGTCAAAGAACATTCGAGTAGGACAACTCCCTAATCGCTGCGCTAAAGTACGTTGTTTAACTCTCATTTACAAGACCTGCTTAATGCCGGTGTCATTCAGCCATAATACATCAAGAGAATTATGGCACAGTCCTTCGGACATATTACGATTATATCGTACACCTAACGCGCTGCGCTTGTTTGCGTTGTGGGGGCAGAGATACCAGGCTCGTACCTCGCCGGCATCACACCCCCACATCCGCTTTTAACATTACATTAACAAAAACGAGTTGCCGGCCTAACCTGGGGGTGGTAAAAGTGGGTCGTCCATAACGGAGAAATTAGCCTTTTCATCAGCAATAGCGTTATCAATCTGCTTCTGACGACGACGAGCGGCCTCGTTCGCTTTCATAACAGCAAGATCAGAGATATTACGATCTTTGAGGGCACGAGCCATTTCAAGTTTTTCCATTTCATCCATAGTTTCGATGTTTGGTAAATCATCGTTATCAGAATAGACGGGTTGAAATTGTGTAACATTTGGATCGCCACGAACATAACGCCGGACAAGTTCGTCCATAGTTAATACCTGATCGGGAATAGTAAGTGAAGGGAGTGTGTTAATCTCCCCAACAGAACGAACGGCGTTCTGCCATGTAATAGGAAATGATCTCATATATCACGAGAATTTTGTTGTGAATAAAATTGTGTATGCCGTCCAAGACGGCGGTTTTCCTTCCATTGCTCAAAAGTAATATCAGAACCTTTGTACATGCGTTCAAAATGAAGACGAGACATTTCATCAGCCTTTTCAGATGCTTGCTGCGCCAAACTAATTTGTTGCTCCATTTCAGCAGCAGTGTATATAAGATTACGATAGTAACGAGGTAAAGCCTTCCGGTATCCACCGGGAACAGTAACAAACATACGGGATAAGTCAGCAGCATGATAATCAACAACCTCTTGAGTAATATAAGAAGAGCCAAGACCATTAGACATAAGTGCAAATTCAGGCAAACGATCGTCGCGTGAATGTTCACGACGATTACGAGGTTTGTCAATATACTTCATACAATAAGCAACAGACTCACCAGTAACAGTACCAACAAAACACGTTCCACGTGGAACATCATCAATATGCCATGCCTTATAAAATAACTCTTTGTCAGGAACATTAAATATAATAGCATGATAGTGCGGACGTTTTCGAGTAGAACCATATTCACCTACAGCATAGTACTTAAGTTTGGAATCAGGGCAAAATTTACGAAGACGCTTCATATAATTCTGAAAATCCTCTTTAGACAAAGTCATAAAACCATTTTCAGTAATAGGCACAAAACGCGAATCATAAGTAAGGGTAACAAAGTGAGCAGAAGAAGAAACCTTCTCTTCCTGCATAAGTCTAAATACCCATGAATCAACACGTCTACGTTTACAAGGAGGGCAACGACCACAGGGAACCGGAACACGGTCACCAGAAGCACGAGTGACATAAAAAGGATCATCACACATTAGATAGAGGGGATACCGTAACGCGGAAGTTTCCGACGTACGTTTACATTGTGAAAAATATGACCAACAATATGATCCTCTTCGGGATCAGTCACAGAAAATATATCAAGACGAGGTGCGCATTCAATAAAAGAAGCGTTCAAAGCAGGATCAGTAGAAAATATACGGCCAAGGTGCCAGAAATCAAGTGTAGTTTGTAGTTCACCAGCAACACGGGAGTTTGCAAACTTAGATTCTGCATAACGAGGAACATAACCGAAAGTTGCTTCGGGAGTAGCGGAAGCAGCGAATATCTCTTTTTGCTTCACTTCCTGTTCGCCGAGATGGGCGAACGTGGGCCAGGGATAATCAAGAGCAGAAAAACGAGAAAGAGACTTATGCAAACCTTGTTGATAAGCAGTTTTCGGGCGTATAACAATCATGGAAATGACATAACCATGTTCTTCGCAGAAGT